GCCATATTCAAAGTAGGACCAATTCCTTCAGCAGCATGTTGCATAGCAGTACCAGTATTAGTACAAAAATTAACAATGCCCTGAGCACTACGTAAAGGTGTGGTAAGACTTTGAGCATAACGATTTTTCTTGCGAGATCGTTTTTCTAATTCTAAACTGCGCTGAATATGATTGTTATGTTTAACAGCTGCTTTCTTCAAAGAAACAACTTGTTTCTTTAAAGCTTTTATTTCATTATGATGTTGTAATTTCATTTCAGGAGTCAAAAATTTTGATTGAGTAGGGCCTGGATTTGCCTCTACATCACCACTAAGTTGCAGTAATCTTCGTAAATGAAATTGGTTATTACCTACATGTATTTTAATAAACCATTGGTTCGCGCCAATGAGGTAAAGATAAAATTCCCAATCGTCAGACAAACGAGCGGCTTTTATTAAAACAACTTCAGTGTCGGGATCTTCTTCAAATTCATCATATATTTGTTGGGTAAGTGATTCTGGACCCATTTCTAATAAGCAGAAAAGATTCTCTTTATCAATATAAAAATCATTAAAATTTAATGAGTTACGAGTAGCGTAAAAATCAACAGAGTTTCCTTGAGCGTCCATGATTGTTGAATGCGTATGAAAATATGGTAAAATTGTAATATATGATGTCTGCATTGAAATAAAAAGGGGTTTTGGTAGAGAAAATAAGATGCGGTACTACCCTAGCGCAAATAGCGAAACAAAGTGTAACATTTGCCAAAGACTAAAATAAATATTTATTTCTAGGTGATAGAATAAGAGTTTGTCAACTCGAGGTCATTTCAGACATTTGTCCTATAGGTCATTGCCCACTTTAAGGATATAGATCCTCCCGACGTTCTCATAAATATTTAAAATAGGTTACTATAGTATCTTTCATTCATTAAATAATCCGTAAATAATTACTAATATATATCCACCGAAGGAGATACCTTACGATACCTGGGCCCAACGATTATAAGTCTGAATCTCTTCATAATATTGGAATTAACAAATAATGATCACCCGTAGCCTCACATTATCAATATTATATAGCCCGACATAAAGACATATATATTTTCACGAGATAGTTCATAAATAAATCAATCTAACGATATAAAGAAAAATATAAAAGTAATAATAATATAGTATATATCAATCAGCACTTTCTTCTGATATATAGAATATTATTAAATCTTAAATAAAAAGGGGGGGGGGTTTTAAATAATGCACAATTTAAAATCGTGTACAAAACATGTTGCAGGAGAGAGGAAGGTAATGTATTGGGGAAATGCCAATACTAAGTATCCAAGTCTCGGAGACACATTTTGCACAGAGTTATTC